ACCCTTGGTACTACTTATGCTCAACTAAACAAGCAAGCTATTGCAATGGGCGTATCTGATATTTACACACCGGCTAAAGCATTTTCTGCAGCTATGCAAATAATTCAACCAGGTGGAGATGTCAAAGGAGAACTCTCAAAGATTAACAACCTTGCTGCTGCTTTGCCTAAGTATAAAGCTTTTGCTCCATTGTTATCTTCCGGTGCATTCACATTGACAGACTTGGCTCAACCATTTGCGGACAAATATAACAAGGTGCTAGAAAAATCTATTCCTAATGATTTGTCTAATCCTCTTATTATGCAAGGACTAACGGGTGGTCCCAACGGAGCACAAATGAACGATAATGATTTTATAAAACTGCTTAGAGCACAACCTGATTGGGTTAAAACACAAAATGCCAGAGAAGAAGCAGCTGGCTACATTAACCAAATTGGCAAACTGATGGGATTCACAGCATAATGGCAGGAGAATCATCCGGAGGAACCGGAACAAACATCATGCTTGGTGGCTCTGCCACACCTGCACCTGCAGCTGCTCCACAAAGTACTGTTTCTCAAATTATAGCAGCGGCATTAGCCGACCCTAACCTTCCTACAAATGTTGTAAATAGCCCTGCCTTTACTGGTGCTGCTGCTGACTCAACTGCCGCTGCTGCATCTGCTGCTGCAATTGATGTAACAGCGCCAACTGGTATGCCCCAAGGCCTTATTGATGCTCAGTATCTTTCCGCTCTTGGAAATCAATATGCAGTATCAGCTGGTGCAACTTCTGGTGCTTTAGTTTCAAGCACACCAGATGTCAGTTTTTTTACTGCAGCAAATGGAGCAGCACCAAGCTCAACAGCTGTCTTGCAAGGACAGCAGATAGCAGCTGGAGTAACTACTCCAATTTCAACAGACCCAACTATTGCAGATGCTTATGCACTTATTGAATCACAAGTAGCTATGTGGTTTGGACCTGGCACACCAGAAGCAAAGCAAGCTGCTGATTTTTTAATGGGTCAGATGGCTAATAACATTGGGCCTAACCAAGCAATACTTGACTTACGTCAACAAGGTTTCTACCTTCAACGCTTTGCTGGCAATACACAACGTTCAGCGGCAAAATTAAACGTTCTATCTGAAGCAGAGTATTTAGCCCTTGAGAATCAGTACTCAACATTAATGCAATCGTATGGGCAAAAAGCTTTAGCAACAAGAACGCAATTTGCTAACCTTATTGGAAGTGATATTTCAGCAACTGAATTAAACAATCGTCTTGACCTAGCGGTTAATCAAGTTCAAAACGCTGACCCAACGGTTATGGCTACACTTAAATCTTATTACCCAGGAGTAACAGCCAATGACATTGTTGGTTACTTCTTGTCTCCAACTGAAGCACTTGTTGGTTTGCAACAGAAAGTAAACGTTGCAGATATCGGAGCAGCCGCTACACAACAAGGTTTAAATATTGACCAAGCTCGCGCTCAGTACTTGCAAGGCATGGGAGTTAATTATGCTCAGGCACAAACAGGTTATGGCAAAGTTGCTGAGGTGCTACCTATTGGACAAAAACTTTCTAGTATTTATGGTCAACAAACTGGTATTAACTATAATCAAACTGAAGCTGAGAAACAGTATTTACTTAACAACGGAGCAGCCGCACTTGAGCAACAAAAACTTACAGGTATGGAAACCGCGCAATTCTCTGGACGCTCAGGCATTGTAGGTGCCAGTGCAGCAGCTGGATACAGCGGCTCCCTTGGTAAATCAATTCAAGGTAAGTTCTAAATAGATTCCCGACGTAGGCCTACCGGCACTACGCGGCGTATTAGACCGGTAGCAAGAGCCAGCTGATGTTCCCCAACATCTACCTGTGGCTTGCGATACAACTAACATGAATGGGAGAACGGTTGCTATGGCAACAAATGACTGGACAGACGATGATGACTTCGACGAACTCGAAGATGCTTCTCAAGTAAACGATGGCAGTGACTTGCTTCGTAAGCTTCGCAAAGCGAAGCGTGCTGATGAGAAGCGTATCAAGGAACTTACAGACCAATTGGATACTTTATCCAAGGCTCAACGTGAGCGTGTCATCAAAGAAGTCCTAGACGCAAAGGGTGTAAATCCAAAGGCTGCTCGCTTTATTGCGAAAGACCTAGATGCTGATGTTAACGAAGAGTCCGTCGCAAGATGGCTCGATGATAACGGTGAGCTCTTCGGTCTTACAAAGCAGACAGAGGTAGACCCTCAGCAACAAGCAGACCTAGCGGCACTACGCCAACAGGACATTGTTACTCAGGGTGCACAGGCATCCAACTCTGGACAGAACGCGGAACAAGCTCTAAGCGACGCTACTAGTGTCGAAGATATTATTTCGTTAATTCAATCTGGAAGATTTTAAACCAACCGAATCTAACATCCTCATAAGGAGGTGCAAACAATGGCAAACGCATATACAACCACCGGGTCTTCAACACTCGGAGGTACAGTTGGCTCAGCTGGTCTAGTCCAAAAGGCTTATGACCGTCTGATTGAATTCCAACTCCGTGCGACTCCCCTTGTCCGCAACATTGCAGACAAGACCCCTGCTCGTCAGGCTATGCCAGGTTCCTCAGTTGTATTGCAACGTTACGTTGACCTTACACAACAGACTTCTACTCTAACAGAAGCTGTGGACCCTGATGCAGTAGCATTAGCGACACCAACATACACAACCATTACTCTTGCCGAGTATGGTAACGCAGTACTTGTTACCCGCGCATTGGAACTCTACTCACTTGCTGACGTAGACCCAGCCGTTGCTAACATCATTGCGTTCAACATGGCAGACTCCATTGATACAGTTGCACAGAACGTTGTTGCTGGTGGTACTAACGTACTCCGCACAGGCGCTCGTACATCAACTGCAACAATGACTTCAGCTGATACGTTTAACTCAGCAACAGCACGTAAGGCTGTCGCTAAGCTACGTACCAACAAGGCTATCCCTCGTAAGGGAAATCTCTACTGGGCAGGTATCCACCCAGAAGTAGCACTTGACCTCCGCGCCGAAACCGGTGTGGGTTCATGGCGCCAGCCACACGAATACCAAGCGAATAACGAAATCTGGGCAGGCGAAATCGGTACCTATGAAGGTGCCTTCTACGTCGAGTCTCCTCGTATTCAACAGGCCAAGGCAGGTGCTGCACAATCAACATGGACAACAACAACCACTGGTCTTGCAGCTTCTGGTTCTACAACATTGTCAGTTGCAGCTTCTTCAGGCTCAAGCCCAATCAACGTCGGTGACACAATCGCTGCTACTGGTCTATCCGGTACAGTTACTGTCACAGCAGTTGATGCAACAGGTCTTATCTGGACAATCTCTCCAGTAGTACCTGCAGCAACTGTCACCTCTGGTGCAACAGTTACTATCACACCTATCACAAAGGTGTTCAACACATACTTTGCTGGACAACAGGCACTTGCGGAAGCAGTGGCTGAAGAGTTCCACGTCGTCATCGGCCCAGTCGTTGACAAGCTCATGCGTCACCGCCCATTGGGTTGGTACGGAGTAGCTGGATGGAGCATCTACCGTCAAGAAGCATTGTACCGCGTTGAATCAACGTCTTCGATTGATTACCAGTAATCATTAGTTGATTGACTGTAGGGCTGGGGCAACCCAGCCTTATGGTAAGTCCACTATTAAGGAGCAACATGCCATACATCTTTAACACTCCGACAGTGTCGGAAGGTCCGGCAGGTGGCGGACGTCTCTTTATTCGTTTTCGTTTAGAACGTGCTTATACAGTCTACCGTGTTAACGGAGTCTGGTTTCAAGAGCGTTACCTTACCGAAGACCAGACAGCAACAGCAGACCCAGGCTATTTATTTGCCGGTGGTCGAAACCACATACTTGATGATAACCAAAGGACGGCACTCATTGCAGGCGGATACGGAAGCTACATTACTTACCAACCATAGCCACATAAGTAAGGTACTTGAATGGGGGTTCGATGAGAACCACGACTTTAAAGCCAGTTTATATGGCTGCGTTTTATGTGACACAACTTCACCAATTCCTTTTACGAGTAACGATGATGTCTTTAATGACCATCATAGTTGCGGTGATGAATGCTTCGGCTGCAAGATAAAGACATTGCAACTAGCAACAGGAGATGCAGCGGGACACATTGTTGCATCAGGTACCACTCAGAAGAAGTGGGACAAAGAACTAGATTTCTACAGGCAAGCACGTAAGGATGGCATCCAACCGGAAGGCACCTCCACTGCTGCTGTAGAGAAGGCATACACAGCCTCAGAGGTTTTGAACAAAGCCTATGACGGCAACACCATGCCTAAGGCAACAGCAATCAATAGCAAGACAGTCGAAGTAATGAAAGAAATAGGAGCAGTCTAATGGCGTTCAATGATGCTAAGCAAGACAAGACAGCAATGAAAGGCATGAAGCCTGCTCAAAAGGCTGCCTTTAAAAAAGCTGATAAGAAGATGGATACTAAAAAGCCATCGCCTAAGGCAGATGTTCGAATGGACAAAGCATTAGCAAACCGTATCAAGAAAGGCGGGAAGTAATATGTGCGCATCATGCGGATGTAGCGGTAAGGTGGTCAGCCCACGTACCAAAGCTTCAGACAATTCAAAGACCCAACCAGACTTCGGTAAGGTTGGCTCAGCAACAGGTAAGGGAAAATAATATGTGCCTCAACGGAGTAGACGGTTGCCCTTGCGACAACGAAACAAACGTAACTATTAAGGCACCAGTAAGAGTTGCGGCTGGTCAAGATGCTTCAATCATCTCTGGCTTTGACGTACCAACCCCATATGGAAAAGGAAACTAACATGGCAGATATGCTATCACCAAAGACACGCAGCGCAGCCAAAGATTATGCATCAGTTGATTCTGGTAACTTCTTCGGCGGAGTAGCTCCAGCTGCTGCACCAATGTCAGACCCACGCACAGGCGTAACAGGAACTGGACCTTCAGAGGTCATCCAAGGTATCTATGTACAACCTGAAGCTGGTCGCAATAAGTAATGAGAGAGTTTAGAAAGTTGGAGACCGGCTCTAAAGCCGCTGCTCCAGTCGTTGCAAAGAAAAGCAAAGTGCCAATTAAAATTGGCGGAGCTACTCTAGCATCGGGAAAAACTAACCCATCACCTATAGCAAAGAAGAAGAACATTAAGCTTGTAAAGCCTAAAGGTTCAACAAAGTAATCGAACCCCTGCCTACGGGCAGGGTGTTCTTAAAGAAAGGTAAGTAATGGCTACATACGGAACTGTTGTACTCAATGGATTAACTTTTACTCTCTACGGATATCCCGGCTCTACAGCCCTTGACGAGTTCAACCGCCTAGCCAATGGAGGAAACTCTTATCCTAACTACCAAAACTATTTAGACTTACAAGGAGCAGTTAACAAATGGACTGGTGCCCCTGCCGGCACGGCCATTGACGCATCCTTAAACTACAAGATTAGTACAACGCGTAAGCCAGCTGATTATCAGCCGGCTATTGACGCTATCAACTCTATCGCTACAACCTCCACTAAAAAAGCTGAGAACGTCGAAGCGGTTACCGCATTAAGGACCATCCATACCTAATGGCAACTACACTTAAAAATCTTGTTGACGATGTTCAACTTAACATTCAAGGATTTACCTACCGTCAAGACCGTGCTACATACCTGACTGCTGCTTGCACATCAGGAGACTTGGTTCTTTCCGTAGGCTCAACCGATAACATCGGTAAAGGTATTATTGAAATTGACAGCGAGATGATGTGGGTGGACGCATATGACCGTCAGGCAAATACTATCACTATTGCTCCGTTTGGTCGTGGCTACAATAGTACCACTGCAGTATCACACTTGGTTAATGCAAAGGTCACGATTACTCCGACGTATCCTAGAGTAGCTGTTACTACAGCTATCAATGATACCATCAATGCTGTGTATCCAAAGGTGTTTGGTACCGGCATGTACGACTTTACTTTCCTGGCATCGCGTACTACCTATCAGATTCCATCAGAAGCAATACAGATTCTTCACATGTCATGGCGTACTGTCGGACCTACCAAGGAATGGCTACCTATTCGTCAATGGCGTTGGGATGCGCTAGCAGACCAAGGTGTATGGACACCAGACAGCACAGACACAGCAAGTGCTCGTACTGTTTCTCTCTATGACAATATCCTTCCTGGTCGTACTATTCACGCTGTCTATGCCAAGCTTCCTGATTTGCTTGTCAACGAAACAGATAACTTTGAAGCAGTCTCAGGATTGCCTTCAAGCATGCGAGATGTAATTATCCTTGGAGCTGCCTATCGTTTGGCTGCCTTCATTGACCCAGCTCGTATCTCTATTACCTCTGCTGCTGCAGATGAATACGATAGCAAGCGCCCCTATGGTGCTGGTGCTAACGTAGCAAAACAACTCCAGGCATTCTTTACTCAGCGCCTTGAAGAAGAATCGCTGAAACAAAAGATTCAATTCCCAGCTCGCGTCCACTACTCCAGATAAGGTAAGAGATGACAACACGCAAGTATACCTCCCTATCACAACAGACTACTCTTACAACACCAGTAACTTCTGGTGCGACAATCTTGCCTGTTGTATCCGCTTCATCATTGGTGCCTACTACATTGGCAGCCAATGAAGTACTTACCGTCGTTATCGACCCGGATACTTCCCTTGAAGAAATTGTAGATATTACCTCTAGCTCTGGTAACCCCATCTCTGCTAACAACCTTACGGTTGTACGCGGAGTAGACGGTTCCTCTGCTCAGGCTCACTCAGCTGGTGCAGTTATCCGTCACATGATTATCGGTCGTGACCTACGTGAAGCTAACACCCACGCTGAAAGCACATCATCAGCGCACGGGTTAGTTCCTGCTAACGTAATCCAGACCACTGACTCAGCAAGAGTCACAGGTACAATGATTGCTGGTCTGACAATCACAGACGCTAACATCAGTAACTCTGCTGCTATTGCTAACGCTAAGCTTGCTACCAACCCATTGGCTCGCGCCAACCATACTGGCACTCAGCTTGCAGCTACTGTCTCAGACTTTGATACACAGGTACGTACCTCTCGTCTAGACCAGATGGCTGCACCTACAGCATCTGTCTCTATGAATAGCCAGAAGATTACTAACCTTGCTACACCTACGGTTAGCACAGATGCAGCTACTAAGGCATACGCAGATGGTTTGATTACCAACCTTGTAGCCTCAGCTCCTACAACACTTGATACTCTTAACGAGCTAGCTGTTGCCCTTGGCAACGATGCTAACTTCGCTACTACCACTGCCTCCGCATTGGCCAATAAACTGCCTCTAGCGGGCGGAACAATGAGCGGTGCAATAGCTATGGGTACCAACAAGATTACTGGCTTAGGAACCCCTACAGTGGGTACTGATGCTACAACCAAAACTTATGTAGACTCCGTCCTTATAGGTGCTCCAGGCAACCTGACTGGTCCTATCACCTCTTTAGGTGCGGCTACTGCCATTGCATCTCAGACTGGTACCGGTACTACCTTTGTAATGAACACCAGCCCTACCCTTGTTACTCCAACATTAGGTGCGGCTACTGCTACAACCATCAACAGCACGGTAATCCCTACCTCTGCCACGCTGGTCAAGACAACAGATACTCTTGCTGTACATGCAGCAACTACATCACTTCAACTTGCTGGTGTTATCTCAGATGAGACTGGCTCTGGTTCGTTAGTATTTGCTAACACGCCTACCCTGGTAACACCAGTTATCGGTGCTGCTACAGGTACAAGCCTTGCACTATCTGGTGACTTAACATCTACAAAAGCAGGCGCATTCACATCATTAACAGACTTCGAAATGCTCACTCTTATGGGCGCACTCTAACCGAACGGAAGGTAGTAACTAATGGCTACAACAGTAAAGCCGCTATTTCGCGGAGCAGCAACAACAACGACAACGACTGTCTTATACACAGTCCCAGCATCTACAACAGCAACAGTAACTAACATTGCTGTAACTAATACTGCAGCAACTGCTGCAACTTTTACCCTTGGTATGGGTGTTGCTGGTTCTAACACATCGTTGTTTACAACCGCTGCTATCGCTGCTAACTCTACAATCTTTGTAGACCTCAAGCAGGTACTCACAACAACGCAGACCATCACAGGTGGAGCATCTGCGACTACTGTAAACATCCACATTTCCGGAGTAGAAATAGTCTAAGGAGTAATCTAATGGGTTCATCTCAGATACCTG